CGCGCCCCCCGCCCCGCCCGCATCCCCGGGGAGGGCGACCGGTGCGCGACCACTACCAGCCGAAGCCCGGCGACATCGTCGCCTACGAGGACCCCCACGGTATCTGGCATATGGACCGGGCCACCGCCGATAACGCCGAGGCCATCGCTCACAACCCCCGCGTGATCCTCCTCGAAGCCGCCCCAGTTCCGACCGCGCCGTGGCCGACGGCCCCCATGATCCTCGTGATCGACGGGGAGCGGCACGCCACTGGCAAGCCCGGGGACATGACAGCGAAGCCCATCAACGGGCAGGTGCTCCTCCGCACCCCAGAGGGCCACTACCGGGGCGTCACGTCTCGGCTCGTCAAGCAGTCTCGCGGCGACCAGATCCGCAAGTGGATCGACCTCGCCGCCGTCGAAGACAAGGCGCTCCGCGACCTCGGAGAGATCGCTGTCAACGGCCCCCTTGCCGCCCTCGACGGCGCTATCAGCGACGTCCTCACCAGCGCCGAGATGGTCAAGGACGGGAGGTACCTCCAGTGAGCCACAGAATCGACTGGAGCATCCCCCAGCACTGCGGCGACTGTGGGACCCTCATGCGCCCCCGGAGCGCCGACGTCGAAGACTGGCCCGGCAGTCGCCCCTATCACGGGAAGGGGCTCTGTGCTCGGTGCAGCAGCGCCCGCCGCGCCGCCGAATGGCGCAGAAGCAAAGGCGTCCAGCCCAAGGCCGCCCGGCGCAGGAACCCCACCGTCGCCGAGTTGGCGGCCGCCGGCCACCCCTGCGTCGAGCCCGCCCCCATGCCATCCCGAGTGAGGACCTACCCGCTATGACCGCCGTCGTCACCAAACCGGGCATCTATCGCGACCTTGACGAGCGGGTCTACCACGCGGACCCGACCGGGCGCCGCTCCCTGTCCTCCACGGAGGCCAAGCTCCTCCTGGAAGCCCCCGCGATGCTCCACCACTACCGGCAGTCGCCGCGGGCTCCCCGCCCTGAGTTCGACTTCGGGAGCGCCGTCCACTCGCTCGTGCTCGGCGTGGGCGCCCACCTGGAGCGCTACCCGGAGGACGTACTGTCCGCGTCCGGTTCGACGGGGACGAAGGCGGCCCGCGAGTGGGCTGGGGCCGTCCGCGACGAGGGCGGGATCCCGTTGAAGGCGGACGTCTACGACGCCGTACACGACTGCGCCGCCGCCGTCACCAACCATCCCCTCTGCCGGCGGATCTTCGCCCACGGGGACCCTGAGGTGAGCGTGTTCAGTGAGGACGCTGGGACCGGCGTGTGGATGCGCGGCCGCCTCGACTGGGTCATGCCCCCACGGGACGGGGACGGGGCGCACGTCCTGGTGGACCTGAAGACCACCGACGACGCCAGCCCCGACGCGTTCACGAGGGCGGCCGCACGCTACGGGTACGACGTTCAGCGGGCGTGGTATCGGCGAATCTGGCGTGACCTCACCGGCGAGGAGGCCCGCTTCCTCCACGTCGTCGTCTCCAAGCGGGCCCCCTACCTCGTGTCCGTCTGCGAGATGGATTGGACCCTGGATGACCTCGGCCGCACCAAGGTCGAGCGGGCGCTCCGCACCTACCGGGAGTGCCTGGACTCCGGGGAGTGGCCCGGCATCCCACCCATCGTCCACTCCATCACCGCCCCCGCCTACTACCTCGACTCAGACAAGGACTAACCCCATGGCCCTCAAAACACGCAAGCCGACCGGGCAGGTCTCCTGGCCGTTCCTCCTCCTCGCTGGGGCTGAGAAGTCCGGCAAGTCCTACGCCGCCGCAGCGTTCTCCGCGAGTGACCTGATCGGGCGGACGTTCTGGATCGAGGTCGGTGAATCCGACGCCGACATGTACGGATCCTTGCCGGGCGCCCGCTACGAGATCGTCGAGCACGACGGCACCATGGCGTCCATCCTCCAAGCCGTCCGCGACGCCAGCGCCGAACCCACCCGGGCCGGGAAGCCGAACTGCATCGTCGTCGACTCCATCACCAACATCTGGGACATGCTCATCGGCGAGCAGGAAGCCGTCACCATCCGCCGCGGCAAGACCTCCATGACCATCGACCAGTGGAACACAGCGAAGCGGCAGTGGCGCAAGCTCGTGACGGCACTCAACTCGCACCCTGGCCCCGTGCTCGTGACCGCGCGCCTGGAGCAGGTGACGGTGATGGCGAACGGCCGGCCGACGACGGACAAGACGTGGAAGGTGCGCGCGGAGAAGTCCTTGCCGTTCGAGGTGACGGGGACCGTGGAGATGCGGGCACCGGGGGAGACGTACCTGACGGGGCTGCGGTCCTTGAAGGTGAAGGCCGCCCAGGGGCAGCACCTGCCGATTCAGGGGTTCACGGTGGATGGGCTCATGCGTGACCTGGGCGTGGACGGTGGTGCCCGTCGCCTGACCCCGGCCGTCGAGCAGCCCCAGCAGTACCCCGACCCCACCGACCTCTTCCAGGACGGGGGGCAGTGAGATGGGTTCCCGCGACTTCCTGTGGCTCTGCCTGTTTGCCTTCGTCGCAGTGTGCGTGATCGGCGCGTTCATCGCCATCGCCATGCTGGTGCACACCCTCGCGGTCGCGATGTGGGTGAAGTGGCTAGCTGGCCTCGGGCTCTCCTACCTCTGCACTGTCTCCATCCTCGGCTTGGTGTACGTCTCCGTGGAGGCGAGGTCGCGATGATTCAGGTCATCCCGGTTCGGCGGGTCTACGTGTCGACGGCCTGTGACTGGCCCGGCTGTGAGGAGCGGATCGACTTCCCCGAAGGCCCCGACGACGAGGTTCGGAACATCACTCTCCTCAACGCCACCTACGCCCTCGCACGCCGCCTCGGCTGGGAGGTCACCGACGACATGGACGGGGAAGTCGTCTGCCCCAACCACCCCACGGGGGCGGCATGACCGTCCTCCTCATCACCATCATCCTCATCACCCACACCCACCGGAAGGAACACCAATGACCACATGCCCATTCACTGAGACCGCCAAGGAGATCGCGGCTGACTCATCCAGCCAACTTGCCCTGCCAATCTCGGTCCTCTCGTTCTGGCACGCCGACCTCTCCAGGGTTGCCCTTCGAATCGATGATGGTCGCGGGCTCAGGGCGGCAATGTCCCATTACCTTCGCACTATCGCCTGGTGGTCGTCGGCACTGCTCGTGAATATGGGCGTCTACGACCCTGTTGCCGCGTTCGTCGCCGAGTATGAGCGGGCCGCCGTCAAGCACCCGGGCATGACGTTGGATTGCGACGGTCCCACCGACGAGTTGCGCTTCTACGCCCTGGCTGAGGAGGTCGGGGAGGTCGCCGCCTCCCTCACCTACGACAACGCGCAGGGGACCGGCCACGGGGCCGACACCATCGCCGAAGTCACTCAGGTAGGCGCGCTCGCCCTCGCCTGGCTGGTGCGCTACCAGGACGGAGGGGGCCGGTGAGTATCTCGTATGACCCGTTTGACGTCCGCTGCTCCATCGACTCCATTCAGAGCGTCGTGATTCGTGCCGAGAACGGCGAGGACTGGCCGACACGTGTCGCCGATCTCTGCAAGAGTTGCCGCGCCCTCGTCATGCGCCTAACCCTCACCGAGGCATACCTCAGGGCTGCGGAGAAGCACGCGGCTGTCTTCGAGGCACACGTCCCGCGCACGGTGGAGGGTGACGGCAGCGACCTGCCCGTCGGGACCGTCGTCATCGACCGCGGCGGCCACCCGCTCATCAAGGCGGATGACGAATGGAACATCGCCCGCTTCGACGACTACACCCCATCCCTCACCGAAAACAACCGCAGCCCCTACACCATCGTCTGGGACCCGAGGAGGAGTCATGAAGTTCGATGAGCGTCCGACGTTCCCGGAGCCGCCGTCGTGGCGGGCCGTGGCTGAGACGACCATGTTCTCGACCGATGACGGGGACCCAACGGCTGAGGCGCACGTGTGCGCTCTCCTTGAGATCGCGGACCAGATGCGGGTCGCGAACCTCATCGCTCTCGTAAAGGTGTTGAGCCATGAGACTGAGGCGTCGAAGCAGGTCGCGGCCATGTTCTTGGAGCAAGAGTCCGGTAAGGGGTTCCTGCATCAGGATATCGCGACGATTCTCGGCGTCGTTTCGGGTGATGCGAAATGACCCCATGGGAGAGATTCGTGGCCGGCAACGACGAGCCTATTCCGATTCGGCTGATTGATTTCGACGCGGATTTGATCTCAAAGTATCTCGCCCCGGCGTGTCCCGATTCGCGCAACCCGAGCGAAAACGCGACAATATGAACACTCCCCAGAAAGGAAATCCCATTGGCTAACGATACGGTAATCACCGTGTGTGGTGTCCTCGGCCAAGACCCGGAACTCCGGTTCACCCAGGCTGGGAAACCCGTCGCGAACCTCTCCATCGCCTCCACCCCGAGCCGCTACGACCGCAACACATCCCAGTGGGCGGACGGCACCACCATGTGGATGCGAGCCAGCACATGGGGCGACATGGCCGAGAACGTCGCCGAGTCCTTACGCAAGGGCATGTGGGTCATCGCCCAGGGCCGCATAGTCCAGCGGGACTACACCACCCGCGAAGGCGAGAACCGCAGCGCACTCCAGCTCGAGGTCGACCACATCGGCCCGGACCTGCGCAGGCAGCGCGCCCAGGTGACGAAGCAGGCCCCAGCAAGCCAGCAGGGCGGCTTCACGCAGCAGCCCGTGCAGCCGGCGGCGTTCGGTTCGGGGAACGTCCCCGCGGCCGCGCAGGACCCGTGGGGGACCGGGGGCGCCCCCACCAGCGAGCCCCCCTTCTAAACCCAACGGCTGGCCCTGCTATCACGACCCTGTCCCAGCACGAGCACCCAACCAG